ATGTTAGAAGAAGAGTCATAATAAACGATTGTGCCAGAACCTGACGCCCCAGAGACTGAGATTTTAACAGAAGCGGAAAGCCACTTTCTGTAAGCCTCTTCTCTTTGTTCGATAGGTGCGCTGGAATCGAATTGTGGAGTAGGATTGCCTTTAATAAGAGGCATATTGTCGAGCGGGTGAACACGCTCTATTGGCGGCGAAAGGCGTTCGTGTGAACGATCTTGAACCCCCAATACTCCAAGACATAAAATGAATAGTGCCCCAACTAACGACAGGGCGGGAAGAAATCTTTTCATGACCACTCCTTTGATGTACATACTCTATATAGGTTCCATCCCATGCTAACTCTTACAATTAGTCACAATATCTTCTTGACCAGAGAAGAGAGATACAAAGTCACCAATGGTGAACCAATAGAAGTTTTGGGAATATCTGTGCCAGTCTGGTTCCTCAGAGGCAATACCTCCGAGCCAGCCAAAGAGATATTCTGTAAATATATTGTTACCAACGATGCAAAAAATACACCGATTTTCCCTGTAGAGAAGGGCTTTCAGCTTAATTTGCCAAAAATAATAGACGATCAGAATTCGGAGAAAAAACTTCTCGATATAGATGACGGCGGCGCAGAGTGCCTATTTTATCGAGAATTCAATAAGGTGTATAAGCCAGTCTCATACGACATAATACATTATGTGCAAATAATGCCATACGAGATGATGCTAAAAACGCTAACTGGCTAACTGCTTGATGCATATATAAAATAAAGGAGAAAATATGCAATCATTTGTGCAATGGATTAAAGAAAATCACGCTTTTTCTGGAATAGAACCAAGTTTGGATCAATTAGCATATCAGATTAAAATGTTTTTATCGGACAAAATATAAAAACAACTGTTCAGGGAGACAAGGTTTTACTTACCAATGGAATCCAAGAAGTAATTATTGATACTCATACTGATAGCACTGGATCGAAAATGTATTACATACATGATTCTAGTGGAAAAGTTTTAAACTTTTACAACAGTGACAACAAAATGGAAATGCTAAAATTTCTCAAAATGAAATTTCAAAAATCCATGTAAAGGCGACTACGACAAAGGACAATCTCTTAAAGTCATAGCCATTCTGAGATTGATAACGTCGCCGTCATCTAGGTAGGCTTCATCAGATAGTGAAACACTAGATATTAAGTAACCAGAATTATTGTTCTGAGTTGTCAAAAAGAGATTGTTAACTGGACCCCAGCTACCACCTGCGGCAGTGAAAGTGATAATTGAACAGAGAGCTTTGGTGTATCCATCGTTGGCCACAATATACCATCCTGTAGATTGGTCTGGTTTGGAACTAACGACTTGTCTGAAATAACCATTGGTCGTTGGTTCATCAACTAAAGATGCCATCGTGTCTGAAACCGCAATAGAAGGCCGGGCGTCTAGCCCCAAGTAGTAAAACTCAGGTGGCATAGTTCCATTATTGGGATTTCTGAAAAGAACTTCTAAAAAATATCCTTCGCCGTCCGAATGAAGGAGGTTATGGAGATTTTTCTTAGACCAAATTACTTTCCCGTTGCGTATTTGTTCTATCTCTATCACTTTCATTATGCCATGCCAATCTTTATTCATCGCTTGCTCCTAATTTGATTTTGTGTTTCGTGCCATCTTTAGAAGAGAATATCAGACTATTTACTTGAAATTTTTCGCCTTCAAATTCTTTAAGTCCCTTGTATTTCTCGCCTTTGTTTTTATTCAAATAAGCTATTGTTACATGCGGTATGTACTTGGGGTAAGTTTGAGCCACATCTAAATTTTTAACCAAAATAGAATTCATGTGGTGCAAATCTGGGCTGTCAACATCTATCTTCAAAACATCAAAAACTTGATTGGAAAATAAAGATAGCTTGCCAAGTCTCACGGAGAACGGCTTTGTGTCTTTCAAAATACTCTCAACGCCACTTATCGTATCTCTTCCAGCAATTCCATAAAGTACGGTTATGTGTATGTTGTCTTCACGACCAAATGATGGCCGATCTGGGTTAAAAAACACAGATTTCTCAGGTATATTGTCATATCCCCAAGAAATAATTTCGTCAGCAAGCCGCTCTGGAAGATCGAGTTGAATAGAAGAATAATCCCTTTTTATCTTTCCACTTTCAACCAAGAAGCGACTGAATGTCATCATCTGCATTTTTAATTTCTTTCTTCTTGCGTATTTCCTCTAATCGTAACTTCTCTGCCCCTATCATGGCATTAAGTTGCGAAAATACCTTTTTGGCAACTTCTGGATGCATTAGCTCATTATTTGCCATAACCCAATTATTGCCAGATGTTTGTTGCGATTCTCTATTGATACGCTTAGCCTCCACAGCCTCAAGTTTATTCAAAGCTGTTTTAAGGTGAAACCGCACGTCGCTAAAAGTGAAATCATTTGGTAAATTTCGCAAAGCGTTTACCAAATGTTCCTTAGATTCATTTGTATTATTTTTCATCATTACCTGCCATTTCTAGCCAACGGAAAGGAACTTCGCCACCTAAAACCTCGTAACTATTTGAGTTTTCGACCAAATATTTTCTTTCCATTTTAACCCTCCAAATATCTTCTTTTTCGTCAACCTCTGGTCGATGTTGATATAAAACAATATGTGCTGGAAATGACACAGGACGACCCAGAGCCAAATCTTTTTTCATCTGTTCAAAAATAGCTCGCTTTTTCTTTGGCTGGACAAAATACAATTTAGCGAATTCCTTGAATACAGCCTTATTCATTTTATTTTGCAACCAAAGTAGCTTTTGTGATTCTATAACTTGGGATTCATTTATTTCGCAGCCTTTAATTTCATGGCCTGTAGTGGTTTTTGCATATACAAAATAATTATCACCGACACAGACCTTGAATGAGTCGGCCACCAAATCGGCAGAATCTTCAAACATAGGTTCTACAATAATATCCATGTGTCCCCAATCAGACAATCTGATTATAGAGTCTATATTTTGCAATATGGACTTGGCCTCAAATTCTGTCTCCTTGAGTTTCGATTCAATTATTGCCTTGGCATCATCTATTCCAAGCTCTTTATCGAAATAAAGAAATGACTTCAGTTTTACCAAACAATTTTGCAACTCATTGATATTTTTAGAAGCTCTTTGTTTAGACCACTCATTAAATTCTAAAGACAATTTGCGAATCTTGCCTATATTGCCCGAAGTGATGGCAACAAGAAATCGTTCTTTGTCTGGGTAGCTAATTTCATGCAATAAGCGTTCTATTCTCGGAAAATTCAGGAAGTGTCTGGACAAACCTCCGGTTTTTTGCAAAGAGAATACATGCTCAGACAATTTCTCTTTGTATCCAGCCAGAGAAAGACCCGGAGGTTTATAACTGATTTTCTTTTCTATAAAATCTGCAAATGACATTTTTATTTCCTTTTTCTATTTTCTGTAATGTATCTATTGCTACATAACTTGGAACACATTCTTTGTGTTTTATAAATACGATAGAATTTTTTGCCACAATATTCACAACAGAACTGTGGTCTTGTAGAAATAAAAAGTTGTTTTAGATCAATTCCTAAATTTTCAAGGTAATTTTTGTCAGCAAAAATCAATTTTTCTTGGGGATAATCTTGCAAAAACATCTTCAATTTTTCTTTATGTTCTGGTCTATACCAGCCTTTTATTTCGACCCATTCGTTTGAACTTATCAAAAGGAAATCTGGTGTATAAGCACGACCATTACTAAGAATGAATGTCTTTGGTTCATATTTATAATTTATATTGTGTTCGTCTAAGTATCTGGCGTATGCTATCTCCCAATTACTTCTCATAGAAACCCATGTGCCATCTGACTGCTGGTGCCAAATTCTTTTTGAATGCCTACAAGGTTTGCCAAAAGCCCAATGTTTAATTCCAGACATTGCTTCTGACAACTTCTTGCGATGCTCCTTGCTTTTGACTTTTCCTTTATTGGCGGCAGAAATATTAGCTGCTCTTTCTGGTGTGCATTTTTTGCCAAGCATAGCTTGACTTGGCGGACGAGATTGTAATCCATATTTTTTCATGGCTCGAAATACAGAAGCACCACTTATTTTATATTTCTTTGCAATCTCGTTCATTGAAAGTCCATGCTTTTGATAATCTTGCTCTAATTGTTCTTTAGTTAACATAAAATTCCTACAAAATATTAAAGTGTCACCAATAAAACAAATTACAAGATTATCATTACCATCCAAATTCTTTTAAAAGTCGATCTCCTCTCCTTCTTGAATCAAAAACAACGCCCGGAAGTATTGTTTCTTTATCTATACCCAAAAGGTCTACATCTTCCTCTTCGGCAAGGAAATCCTCTGGTCTGCCCTCTAGCAATTCACGCTTAATTTCTTCATATACTTGAGTTTTGACGCTCGACAAAATTTCATGCGGAACTTCAGCACCAATTGGGATGTCTCGCAACATAGAATCACGGACCAATAAAGCTATACACATGGCCATGATTGAGTCATCGTGTTTGCCTTTTTGAGCCTGTGCTTTTTTGGTGATAGGGTTATATTCAAAAGTGCCCAATTCATTGGTGAAACGAATGCTGTTAACTCGGATAGTTTCATTGGTAAGTCTATTTTGTAGAGCTTCCAAGAAAATCGGCCTGTTCGTCTGATTCATCCTTATGCCGGGCTTAGTTGATTTGCCTTTTGTATCTTCATAATACAAATTCTCGTAAAATAAAGTGTGCTGTAAGTTGCTTAGGACAGCACCGCCCGGACCCATATTTTCTACGGCAACAACAGCATTATTGTAATATATACCCAATTCATTTAAGATTTGAGCAAAGACGTGAGGCTCAACAGTGTTGGAATAGAACTCCGCAACTTGTTCAAGTGTGGCGGTGTCGATAATTTGGAAAGAACTGTTGTCGTTGTTTTCGCCTTGACCTTCGGCGCAGTCGGCACCGATAATATATTCGTGGCCGTCAACGGGTTCTTTCCACATCCACAACGCCCCACGGTTGCCGTCTTTTTCTATGTGAGATACGAAGCCAGTTTTGTTTGCCCACTTGGGGAACAATTTACGACTTGGGAAATTATTGATGGTTTGTTCCATAAGTTGACGAATGATCTTGGCCGAGAAATAAGTGTCGCCCGTACCAAGAAACTCACGCAAAACTTCCTGTAGGAAGCCCTTTTCGCCAAGCTGGGCTTTTTGTTCGGCAACCCAATCGGTGTTGTTATAATCTGGGTGTTCCCAATAATCCAAATCAATGATGTGGAATCTATTTCGATTTTCTTTTGCTTCCACATATACTTGGTGATACCAATTACCGATACCATTAACCGTGGAAACCAAAGTACATGAACCACCTGTCGAGAGTACCGGCCACATAGCTTTCCAGTGCGTTTCCATGTCGGGGATAAAGGCCGCTTCGTCCACGATCAAGAATGTAACGGCCTTACCACGAGCAGAAACCGGCGAGTGAAATTTGATGGCCGAGCCTGTTTCGGTAAACATTTTCAAGTGGTCATTCCACTTTCCTGCTTTTTTATCCGGGGCCAGCCATTCCGGTAAGTGTTCCACGGCACGGTCGATAATCATGCCAATATCTGTGGCTTCTTTGTCGGCTTTAGAAAGCAACATAATTTGCTGGTCTAGCTGAAATAAGCACCGCCAAAGACCCCATAAAAGCGTTACGGTCGTCAATCCCCCTTGACGGAACTTGCTAATTATGTTAAATCGGTAGTTGTTGTAGTCGTTGATAACCTTGTGCTGATACCCGTACAAAATAAAGGGAATCAAACCTTTCATCGGGTGAAGAATCTTCACATATTTGTGGCAAAAGTAAGTAAAACTATGACAACACTTGATAATTTCCTTTTGGCGACGTGTTTCATCATATGTTTCAGCATTTTCCATCGGCTCATCAGGGTCGATTTCCAATTGATACTTGTCAAAAGAAAAATATTTCGGATCATATTCACATTCGTAGTATTCTTTGAGGGATTTATACTTGCCTCGCCAAGCCGAGTCCTCTTTGGACTTCCAAAAAATGGGTTCTCCCATAAAATAATTCCTTCCTAATTAAGAGTTTAGTCCATATAATGAACCACTGGTATATACGGTTTATTAGTGTAAATTGGAGAGAAACATGAAGAAGCTAAACCTGATCGTAATCACTTTAGGAATCTTGGCCTTGGTGGTTTATATCTCCAAGACAACCAAATTCCCCGAAGAGCCAAAGAAGCCCCCGGTAATTGTCGATGGGGAGAAACCACAGCCTCCAAAGCCTGAGCCTCCAAAGGAATACACCTATGAGGACGCCATTGCCTCAATTAAAGAGGCTGAACTAAAGGTTAATTTGGAGTATTTGGCGTCTAGGGAGCTTGAAGGGCGAATGTCTGGCAAGAAGGGCAACGTAGTTGCTGCCGAGCATATCAAGAAAGCATATGAGAGTTATGGCCTTGAGACGATGTATCACAAATTCAACATTCAAAGAATGAATCCCGGCCCGAAAAACGAGACGGGCGATGACTTCACTCAAAACATTTATGCGTGGCTCGAAGGCAATGATCCCGCCGTCAAAGACGAGATTGTTGTAATTGGTGCCCATATGGACCATATTGGGTACGGCCCACAAATGAGTCGATCCAGAAAAATCGACGTACACCCCGGTGCTGATGATAACGCTTCGGGGACAGTGGCACTCATGGAAATTGCTCAGGCTTTTTCTATGTTAAAGGGCAAAAACAAAAGAACAGTGGTTTTTCAATCCTATTCAGCAGAAGAAATGGGATTGATCGGCAGTCGGTATTATTGCAATAATCCTGTCTTCCCAAAAGGCAGTCCCAACATCAGCAAGCATATTTTTATGTTGAATATGGATATGGTTGGCTATTTGGGAAAGGGAAAATATCAAGCCGCCTTCTCCGCTGGGGAGAGTTCGGCGGATATTTCCCAAATAATTAGCGATTTGGGCGGGAAATACTCTTTTGCTAAGAGCATTACGAGTCGTGAAAGCGGTGGAAGTGACCATGCCAG